TCATATCAAGCCCTCAACTAAGTCATCAACGCCTACTGAACCTGCTCCCCATAACTCTTTAGCTAGCATACAATAAATAGTAATCAGCCCTGGTTTATCGGTAAGGTCGGTGTATACTTCCTCGTCGGGTGAGTCAGCTTTATATATTAAGAATCTAGTAGCCTGATTGATCGACCAGTCTTGTAGTAATTCTTTATTAGTAGTTGGCCAGTAACGACCAGTAATAGTATTCATAATTATTCTCCTTTATATTATTAATTACTATAAATAGTATAGGGGGCATCAAATACATGGTATAGCATAGTCAAAAAGATAAAAAACTAGTTATAGAGTCGAGAAATAAGAGTAAAATGGTCCATAGAGCTACTTTAATAATTCTACGATCAGTACGATCCACTCTAAGTCCTTGTTATATTTATATAACCTATATTTTAAATAAGATGTTTATTAAGGTAAAGGAAGATCACAAGCCCAGCTTATGATTATATCAGAACTCAACATATTGAGTATGCTCATGTGACTTTTGACCTGTATCCATTTACCCTGCATATGTCCAACACCATAAGTCTTGTCCAAGAATTTAAGTATAAGATAACGATCTTCTAAATACCAAATCAGTAACATGTCTTCGGTTTTACCTTCATCAATCAGTAGGCTTTCGCCATGGTCGAGGTCTTGCAGTCTAGTTGCTAGTATACTTTTACTATCTTCTAAGTTCATAGTTCGTAATATCTACAGCGTTCAGCATTACTAGGGTCATCTTTTAATTTTTTGATAAGTATATCTAAATTTTTCTTTATTTCAGAAATCATAAAAGGTTTTTCATCTAACGGATGCTCAGGTAGTATCATTCCACCACTTTTTCTTGCTACGTATGCGATATTGTCTAAGGCTTCAAATAGTTTTTCGTTATCTTTCGTCATTAGGTAATCCAGGTAGTCGTCCTTGTAGTTGTCTGCTTTTTTCCCTTCTTGCCCGCATTGCTGCTGCTTTCATCATATTTTCCATACGTGCTGGTATAACAAAGATATCGTTACAACTACCACAACATCTACCTTCTGCATAAGGCTCAGCATTTTCACCTGAGTCCCAGTACACTTTACCCTCTGGGGTTTTTTTCTGTTCTATGCCATCTTTACAGATGACACACACTTTTGGTTTACTCATAATTATTCTCCTTATATTATTTATTAACTACATATAGTATTAACGGGATGGGACTGATGGTAAAGCATCGTCAACGTTATGTTTTTGAAGTTTTAACTCGTGATAACAACTTTCACAGACATCAATATCTGCATAAGAATTAGGTAATTGAGTTGTATACAAGGTGTACACTTTATTACCATTGGGACCAAAGAGTGTAGGCTCTACGAGAGTCCTACACTTTTTACATCTGATAACAGACACTACACAATCTCTAAAGTTTTAATTTTATTGATATCGTAGTTAAGGTCAGTAGCAGTATATAAACCACCAGCTAATGCCTCTTTTACTGTTTTACCATTAACCGACTTAACTCTTGCGTTATTGTCGTCGCTGGTTACTTTTTTACCCGTTGCTTTTAATTTAGCATCAGGGTGAAATTTACCGAACTTCACTTTGGGTGAAGCTTGAGCCTCTTTTACTTGGCTTTTCACCGAGTTTAGTTTTTTTGCTGTAGCTTTAGTCATAATATTTGCCCTCCTTTAAAGGTTAGTAGTTAAAGTTACATAGTAATAATACTAAGGATCAAAAGTAAAGTAAACCATAGTCAAAAGGTTTTTATTGAGGAGTGTTTGGTGTGGTGTCAGAGTCTATTTTTTTGGAGCCCTTCACGAAGCACCCTGACACCTAATCCACCACCAAACAAGCAGATTTAATAACCTCCGTGAAGAGAAAAGGTGTGGCATTGGCTCAATAAAATACTGAGCACTAGCCACATGTAAGTTTCCTAGATTAACCGTTTTTATGAAATCTTGAGGTTAAAAACACTCAAGAAAGGGCTATAAGCTCTGGTATCACACACATCTAGGTCGATTTCGCCGTTACTTACTGAACAGCTGTTTTTGGTCACTTATATCCCCCAAACTTAAAATGAAGTTCTAGGTGAAAATATTTTTACTAATTGATTATATCGTTTATTAGGTAGGTGCCTTAAATGCTCTGGTCTGTCGCGACTATCTAAATAGTTCCTAACCCCACAGTTTTCACACTCTACAATATTATCTAATGTACCTTCAGCATTTATCTTAATACTATTGCGCCAATCGTGTTTACAAGAATCATCCATTAGTACGCTCCTTATCACTACGTATAAGATCATGCATTTCTATATGTGCTTCTACACACATTTTAATTTGTATAAAAGCTCCGTAGTTAGCTAAACTGCCTTCTATGTCTTCAGAGTTGTTCATACTAGCACTCATTACTTTATTAATAGTAGCTAGTGATTTTTCTAGCGACTTACGTATTTCTTCATTCATATATATCTCCTATATATTATTAATTACTAAGTAAACTATAACTTTGATCCGTTACTGGGTATAGCATGGTCAAAATCTTTTATATTAAGCTCAAAATGGTCAATTTGTCTAGCGAATAACTCAGTAGTAGGTGGGTCAGGATAATTGTAAGCGTCGTTAGTAAAGCTTTCTTCTAGTGTTACTTTCCTTACTATGCCTTCACTTAACCCTTGATTAGCTCGATCAACTGCGTCATNTAATGACGTAGCTTTGACAGGGTACATCTCTACGTGTATAGTAGTNAGTGGTACNTANTATGTCTTNANGTNTGGGTTGTCACTTACTAGTTTTAATTTAATTTTATTTCTCATATTGAATCGGGGAATGGTTTCTTATATTATTTAGTTACTAACTAACTATATTAAACCTTACATCTTTATCATAGTAAAGTTTAGTCATACGCACCAAGTAACCAAAATACCAATAAGTATCTATCACCTTTACCAACTTTTAATCCACGGTGCATGTGTGTAAAACTAGGGAAAAATAAAGCATGACCTCTTGATAAGGGGGGTACAACGCCTCTGCCATGAAACTCAGTTCCTCCGCCTTCATAGTCGCCAGTATTTAAAGGCACAACTACGCTTATATCAGCACTAGCGTCGTGATGCCACTCTCCCTGCTCTCTTTTAGCTAAGTTATAGTTGGCTAACTGTATTGAATTTATTTTTAAACTGTAACGTTGCCACACTGCGGTAAACAAAGGGTTCATGTGGTTTAATACCACGCTGTGTAGATTTTCAGATAACTGAGGTATATTATCCTGTAGCGTAACTTCAGGTATTTGACGTAGCTCGTCTTCGTCAGAGTTTTCCTGAAATCCAAGATAATTTTCTATGTTTTTTATTTCATCAAGCATAATATCACAAAACTGTTCCGTAAACAGAGGCACTGAGTAAACGTCGGGTAGTTCTTCTTTTATATATTCTTGTAAAGGTATATTTAATTCTTGAGTACCATCACTCTCGTGAAACTCAATGAGTTCTTTTTCAGAGTCTTTTAGTAACGCTAGTGTAGTTTTATCTATCATCCAATCAGATTGAATCGCTAACATAGTATTTTTAATTCTATAGGGTTTAGATCTATCCATTATTTTTTCCTTACTTTCCCTGAAAGTTTATTATCTTTTCTTTTTAGTGACCACTCAAGAAACCTATCAGTTAAACTACTGATATTAGGTTCTTTTTTAAATATTTTATCCCAGTTACTATCTACTTTCTTAGTATCCTCAGGACGTCTTTTACTCCCCTTGCTCATCTTCTACTTCTCCTTCTATAATTTTACCAGCTGGCAGAATACCATCTGTGTCGTAATATAATTGTTGCATACGTTCAAGAACTTCATCTTTTGACATAGTGTCAACTCTGTTAACTGTTAACTCACTACGAGTAACGTAAAGTCCTGCTGCTTTACCTCTAGCAACTTCCGCAGTAACCGCAGCAGACCAAGCACCATTACGGATAGCACCTTCTCTTATGTCTCGTAAATCAGTGAGATGGGTTGACAAATCAAGTGAGACTTTCTTTGCTGCTCTCTCTTGTAGGGATAATATTCTTTGTTTTACTAAAGGGTTAGCTTCCGAGTCTAACAAGTATCCCGCACGTGTAGCATTTTTCTCACTATACCCTGCGTCAACTGCAGCATCTTTTTTCTTCATCCCTTTAGCTACGTTCTGAGCATATTTTTCCTGTTTCGGGGTTAATTTTGTTTTTCCTTTTGTCATCATGTTTCCTGTTATAATATTTCTGTCTTTCCAGAAATTCTTTATATTTTTCTGGGTCGTCTTCTTTCATTTTGTTGTAATTCCAGCTACTGTAAGATTTGCCGTGTTTTTCAGTAAAAGATTTATTAAACTCAACAAAACCATCAAGCACAATTCTATGTTCGTAGTCACTTCTAGCTATTTTTTGATACTCGTGATCTTGTAATGCTATATCAAATATATCTTGGTCTATAGAGTAGTCATCAAGAGTGCCAAAGCTCATACTTGCACCACCCAAAATCTCGTGCTGTTTAATAGAACTGACTCCACTCATTGCTCCTGGTCCACCAGTGTCATTAAAAACATTTTTGTACAGTTTTTGATTTCTTTTTGAGTTATTTCTTCTTGTACAACGTTCGCTACAGTAAATACTTTTTTCTCGACGTTGTTTTACACATTTAGCATAGGCACAAAGCATTAGATCAAGACTGTCTCCATATTCTAAGTATAAAGGGGACTTCTTCTTTATACGTTCTAGTGACCATAACCCTGTTGTTTCGTATACCATAATTACTCGCAGCTACACGTACTTTTGCTGCTTCTTTATTATTCTTAAACTCAACATCCATGTGATCACCTATTTTTAATTTATAGAAATGATACTTCTGATTGGCAGTTTCTGATCTATCAGGTATGGGTATTTGATGTGTAATCATCTGTTATTTCTAAATTTGTTATCGCACATGATAGATCCACCTTTCCAAAAATACGCATTTTGATTTGCAGCATCATCTGGTCTTTTAAACACGTAGATAGTATCTGGGTTATATCTTTGGTCTACCAAATTACAAGCCCCCTCAACTTCTTTCTCGTCAAAACAGATAATTTCTTCTCGATGATCAAGGGAAGCAGAGCCGTGACTCACTACCCAGTGTTCTTTATTTTCAATCATATTTAACTCCTTTATATATAGTATATATAATATATATATTCAGTAGGCTGGTAAAGGAAGTTCAAAAAATATTTAAAGGGTCGAGACGGTTTGATTTTTATAATAAGGCGTTAGTATTAAACCTATAAATCAAAGGCTTAAAACGGCTCACATTAAGCTTAAACTACGTAGAATAATAAGGTACTTTACGTACCCTAAGAAAACGAAAAGTACTCTCTCCACTGATGTTTTGCGAAGCTTTGAAGATAGATTTACTGATCTGATTTTTGTGTTCGTCTAGCCAATCTGGTAAATAAAAACCAGAGACTGTAGAACTTTCTTGGAAATTTATTTCAATCTCAAAACGTGTTGCTTCTGGAACATTTTGATTAGGATCATAGTAGACTACTTCAGCTACTGAAACAAATTTATTTATATTTTTTCTTGCCATCTATTAGTCGGTATGCTTTGATATAACCTAGCTTGATATCATATTTTATATCGTTAATGTTTAAGTCGCTTAACTCTAGTATCAATTCTATTGAGAGTTTACCTTTATTAGAGTCTATGTAATTTGATAACCTGTTTTTTATTTTTTGACTCAAAGGTTTTTTATCGGTAAGTTCTATTGTCCAGTCAGTTTCCCAAGGGTCACGACCACGGACAGTTTTACAATGGTTATTAGGTTTAGGTATATCTAATGTCTGTGTTTTATATAAGTTTTTCATATCTTCCTCAGTTAATTTTTTAGCTTTCTTCATCAACAATTTATACAGATCAAACTGCCCACATTTTGCAGTTTTGAACTGTCTAGTTTTACCAGAGTAGAATTTATACCACCTTTCTGCTTGAACTATTCCTAACGACGGAGACATTTTCATAGGATCGCCTATGTAAACACCACCACCTTTTACTTTATGCATTTCAACCATATCAAACTTCACTACCCGACTAGGAAAGTCAGGTAGGAAGTATACGAAATTTATATCGTATGCTGGGTGCATTATGCAGACTTAGCGTAGTCTATAGCTGTGGTCATGGCTCTAGTTTTTAAACTAGCCCTAGCCCCAAACCAAGCGTTATGCATTGCTGCGTCACGGTCATGTCCCCATTTATGGTCAACCACAAAGGTAACTGCATTCATAGCTCCCCACCAAGTACCAGCACTACTTTTTAAGTTGGCTCCTGGCTGTTGCTCTAACGCTTCATATACCTTACTAGGTGCACGTTGAAACTCATCTAACATAGTAGCACGGGCTAAGTATGTTTTTTCGTTACTACTTTGCTCTAGTAATTTTTGTTGCATAGCTAACTTAGGTTGCATAAGGTCAGCTATATAGGAGACCACAGTATCTTTAGTATACTTTTTACTACATAAAAACTCTGCAGCTTCTCTATACTCTTTCATGCGGTTACTCGCTAAACCTAATGCTTGCTCTGCAGTCACTATAAGGTCTGCATCAAAAGCTTTAGTATGAGGCATTTTAAAGTGTGGCTGAGTTTTATCAGACAACGCCATACTAAGCGTATTATTACATACTACCCGTATAGGTGTGAATCTAATTTCATTAGACTTACCCCACTCGTGACTAACTGACACAAGTAAGTTACCTAATACCCTATCGTCTCCTGGTAACGTAAAGCTTTCATCAACTTTAGCCATACCCCATATTTGACGACCGTCTTTTAAAGAGCCTGCAGTTTCCATAGTCATGTTACCAGCGTCGGTAAACTTTTTGAAAAACGTAAAAGCGTCTTTATTTTGGGTGGGTATAAATCTTGGTCCACATGGTCCAAAGACTGTGTTATCACTATCACGTACTAATAGTGAGTGGTTAGGTGCCATGATTAAGTCTTCAGACTTATCAGGGTCGGCGTTATCATAAGTAAATATTTCACGTTTACTCACTGTCCAATCAAGACCAGCTTCTAATAACATTTCTTCAGGTGTCAAGTTANTATCAACTTTAACACCTAGCCCATGCCAGGGAACTTCCCCTGCATAAGCCATAGTTTCAACGGCTGCTGCCATAATATACCTCCTAAAAGGTTGTTTTGTTAGCCTGTATTAGCTAACTACCTTTATTAAACTATAAGTCACTAATGATTAAAAGGATATTCAAACTAATCATTAAGCATTATTTTGAGCTTCGTACCTACCTTTAATAAGCCTTATATTTTGATTGTCTAACCAATCTCTTAACCTTGATGTTCTTTCTGGTGTGTCTAGTTTAGGTGTGTTATCTATCTCTGACTTCTTATCCATGTACATTTTGTATCCTCTATAATAATCGCCTTTACCAAGATGATTAAATCTTACGATCTGCCATGCACGTTGCTTGCTAACACCATATTTGATACCGATCTCTTCAAGTGTCATCTCACTGTTCATAGTATGCATAAATATTTCAAAATACATCTTATCTTTTTCTGTTCGTCTACTCATTAAAAAACTCCTTATAATGTACTGTTGCTTCTCCCCAACTATTTCCTACCTCAGCATCAACTTTATTGGGAACACATAAAGGTGTGCAATCTGCCATGACCTGCATAATAAGTTCACACTGGTCTGGGTCAGTAACCGAAATATCTAATTCATCATGTACTTGAGTATGGGGAAGTATACCTTCTTTGTATAAATCTACCATAGCCTGTTTAGTCATGTCTGCTGCTGAACCCTGTATAAGTCTATTCATAGCTTTATACGTGTACGCTCTCTTAACTTGACTACCATACTCAGTAACTGCTTTTTCGTAGGGGTAGGGAATCTGTCTATCATTCATAGGCTCGTATAAATTAAATCTACACTTACGTCCAGCAATAGTAGTTATGTATCCACGGTTAGCCCCAAGCCTCGCACACTGATCACGTAAGCCTTTGATAAAAGGTACTCTTTTGTGGTATGTGTCAAATAGTATTTCTGCTTCTTGCATAGATAAGTCCAATTGTTTAACTAACTTTTCTTTACCCATACCGTAACTCAAACCTAAGTTAATAATCTTAGCTTCTTTACGACTTATATTAGCCATGTCTGCTACCACCTGATGGAAGTCTGCGTTTTTATTACGATAAGCATCTACTGCTTCTTCAGCACCTTCTTGCTCGGTAGCTGAAGCGTAATGAACAGTTAGTCTAGGTTCTTGTTGAGAGTAATCAAAGCAACCCCAGTAGTGGTCTTTCTCTGGCACAAAGATACTACGTATGAGTGGACCAATATAATCATTACGGGCTGGTACTTGCTGTAGGTTAGGATTACTACTACTAAACCTACCTGTTACTGTACCACCGCGATCACTACGTAAAGGGTGAAGCTCTCCGTGTATTCTACCATTAACATTATGTTCTAGTATCATCTTATCTATAAAGGTGGTTCTAGCTTTGTTTAATTTACGAGCACGTACAATGTTATTAGCTAACTTGTGATCATGTGCTTCTAGCCAGTCTCCTGAAAACGAAGGTGCTTTAGTTTTAGGAGTAAGTGGATAGCTTAATCCTGCTCTATCAAATACTGTAGCTATTGATTGTGCTGCCCATAAATCAGGTTTCATACCAAACTCTTTATGTATACTAGTAAGTATCTGGTCTTCTTCTTTCTTTAATTTTTTACTAACTTTTTCAGCAACATCAAGATCGACTGGTACGCCTTTGTATCTCATATCTAATAGTATAGGTATCAAGGATGTCTCAAGATCATATATTTTAGTTACGTTTTCTTGTTTTAGTAACTCTTTAAATATACCCCATAACTTTAATGTCAACCCTGCATCCTGCTCACCGTATGGACCAACATATTTAGCTGGTAGTAAATACATCTCACTTTTAGGGTTAAGACCGTATGCCTGTGCTGCTTCTATAAGTAAAGTTTCGTCCTTGGTTTCTCCACAATATTTTTCACCTAAGTTATTAAGTGAGTAACTATATTGATTTTCGTCTATAAGTGGAGCAGCAAACATAGTGTCGTGTATAGTACCATGTACTTTAATTCCATAACGTTTAAGCCAACCCATATCATATAAAGAGTTATGAAATATTTTATCGTTTTCGTAACTCATTTGTTTAGTCATCCATTTTATAACTAATCCTTTATCTAAATTACCCCCACCTTTATGCTGTATAGGAAAGTACATATTAAAATCTTTAGTTGCTATAGCTATACCTGTTATATAACCAGCATCAGGGAAAGCCCAAGATGGACCATGAGACATTAATAATGGATCGTATGTCTCTAGATCAATAGCTACCTCGCTGTATTTACTTAAATCAGGTAAACTACTTGGAGCTGTCCAATCTATTTCTGGCATAAATAAACTCACTTGTCTAGGCATCTTTTACGTAGCTCCGTAGATGAAAACTCATGTTTTCTTTCATTCCAGTGTATTTTTTCAACACCGAACTCATCACGTCCAGTAAATGGTTTTTTAAAATACTCCTCACCTATTATTCTTATATCCCACTGTACGCCTCTTAATATATTTAATAAGTCTTCCTCCCTTTCATAAACTAACATGTCTTCAACATATCTACACGCTTTAACTTGAATCTGTCTTTCAACTATGTTTTGTATAGGCACATTTTTTTCTGGTCTATCTAAGCTGGGGTCTTTTTGAATACAAACTGTTAAGTGGTCGCACACGGTTTTAGCTTCAGCCAGCATAAGTATATGCCCAGCGTGAAATAAATCAAATGCCCCAAATGTTATGCCTCTAATCATCGGTAATGACACAATGAGCTTCTACTAGTAGTAGGTATCTGCGTAAATCACGTATGTCATCTAGTATACCATTTGCACTAGGATCCATCTCAATAGTTTTAAATACGTCATAATCGTTATCTTTAACTTGGTTTTCTATCCTATCCCATTTACGAGCCAGCATCATAAAAGCACCTACGCCACCTCTCATACGCCAACTATCACCATAACTTTCTTGAGCTTTACGCAAAGCTACTGCATCACCTACACCTAAATCATGTATTTTATCAAAATCACTACCCGACATTATATACCTCCGTATATCTTAGTGAGGTAGCCTAGTAAATGCTTACCTCTTTCATTTAAATCAGTTGAAGCTAAATACTCAACACCATTACTAAAAACCTCATTCATATTAGTGTTACCTAAACGCCTTTGACGTACACAGAACACTAGTAACTCAAACATATCAGCCTGTTTACCTAACTTAGTTTCACGAGGCTTCAACTTATACTTAATCCCGATATCGCTCTCGTATTTATCCTCTATCCTTTTTAAAACTTCTACTAAATCTGGGTTAGCCCACTTGACAGGGGCTGGTATGTCTCCAGTAAATAGCTCGGCTACGTCGTGAGTTAAAGCTCTTAATATTGCTTCTTTACTTACGTTAGGGTCAAGATACTGTAAAATCATAGCTACACCCCACGAGTGAGAAGCTACTGATTGCTCACCTATAGTTTCTAGTGTGTGATAGCGTTTAATAGCTCCACCACGTATCATGTTAAATAAATCATTCATATCTGTCATCACACATTTTCTCCTTACCAAAATAACACCACTTACAACCAAACGTACTAGGTTTAGCTGGAAACTCTGTAGCTGTAGTCATAGCTATAGCACGGTCGTTTAATTTCTTTTGTTTATGTACTATATTGTCAGCACTATACTCGTACCTGTCTATTTTACCATGGTCTAAATACCAAAGCTCGGTAGTTATAGTTTTTATTTCAGGCATACGTTCCAACACTACTGCACCGTATAACTCACACTGTTCTCTATGTGTCTCTTGATTACCGTCATACCTACCTGTTTTAAAATCTATAACCCTAGCAGTATCTGTACCGTCAATGTGTACGAAAGCATCTACTTTAGCCCTACCCCATGTAGTATCACCAAACCAAGGTGCAGGTTTCCAGTCTTTATCAAAAGCCCAGTCACCCTCACAGGTAACATAACTTTTGAGATGAAGGTCTTTTAATACATCAAAAGCTTCTTCAAAGTCTGCTAGAGGTTTAGGTATCTCGTCGTAACGTCCTCTTATATAATCTTCACACATAGTGTGAATATCTTTACCCCTATCCATAGCTTTATTTCCAGGCTCTTTAATACGTTTAACATATGCATAGTGTGCTTTCTTAGGACACTTTTCAAAAGTGCCTAGTCTACTATACGACCACTGATATATTTTATCACTCATTTAACTCTCCTCATTAACCAGTCAAAACCTGCAGTAGCCCAGTCTGTAGCTATACAGTTTTGAACCTCAGACAGAGCAGCATCAGTTTCTCCCTGCTTATGTAAAAACCATGCGTCCTGTAAAGGCACAGCTACGTCACTAAAGAAAACATCTTCAAACTCCACTTCTTCAAAAGGTTTACGATCTAAAAATTTTACTAACTCTTTATTCCAATCTTCTATGTTATCGCTATTGACCATAGGATAGTAATTAATTGATTTGTTTGAATATGGATTCTCAAAATGTTTCATTGAGTAGTAGTCAAAAACATCAGACTCCTCTAACCTAGAATGCATTTCATCAAACACTTTAGTGTACGCGTGAAAACTATCACTAACTTGAGTGTACTCACCTATTTCTACATCTATAGCCCTAGCCATGTATTCTTGTAGCATAGACATGTGTACTATATTAGCCCCGAATGTACCCCATATAATGTCGTTAGATCTACAGCAAACAGTCATTAATAACCTGTTATTACGTATCTTAAAATAAATACTAGTGTTACAAGGTACATCTACGCCTTTACGGTTTAAGTCATTTACGGGATCCCACATCTGTAATACGCATCTTCTATCTGTAGGGTCAGCTTTTAATCTTTCAATAATGATATCTAACTGGTTGATAGTGCCTAAAGCTACACTAGAACTATCACGGAAATAGTCTATCCATCTCCAACCATAAGCACCGTGTAGTGTTTCACCATCATCACTATAGTCACCCATACGATTGTTATACTGTTTAACAAAAGTTAAATCATTACGACCAGCTAACATCCATAAACCCTCCATAAAATGAAAGAATGGATTAGCATCTCTTACTTCTTCAAATAAAACTCTTTCCCAAGGTTTCTCATATACTGTACTCACAGCACACTCGTGTTCTACTACACTACCAGCTCTGCTTTCTTTTACCTCGCCTTGATCAAAAGATAACAGATCTAATCCTCGGATAAAACCGTCATTAACATTTCTACATTTAATTACATCCATTAAAATAACTCCCCTGATTGTTTACTCACACCACTATTATAAGCTCTCTTCCACTGTACGTTTACGTCTTTACGTATTCCTCCACCCCATGCTGTCTTAGTTTCTTTTTCAACTATCTTAACAAAGTCTGGGTGCAAACTGTGTAGTAACTCAGCACCTTTTGACTGTACTTCTTCAGTACGCCACTCACTACATCCACCAGCAGCATTAGATGATTTCTGACCTTGAGCGTAGTAATAACTGATCTTGCTTGCTTTACCTTGACGTAAAAGCTGTAGGTTAATATCAAAATCTTCCATCACTTCAGTTCTAGCTAACTCAACACCATCAAACATATCTAAGTTATAACCTAACACCCTCATGTACCTAGTATTCTCAACTGCTAGATGTTCTACACGGTTATTGCCTTCTCTACCACTAACCCCTACATGGGCATAGTCATCAAGCCACTTGTCTAGTAGCCCAAATAACGCAGGATACTCTTCAGGTTCTATGTACCTTAAATGCCAGTCTGTAGGAGATTTACGTATGTAAAAACGTAAGTCATCATCTAACATAACTATTTTAGGGTCTGTGGTATTTTCATGTATATACTGACGTTTACCAGAGATGCCTTTTATACTAGAAGGGATAACCATGTACTTACAATCGTACTTATCTTCGTATAAATGCTCCTCATCATCATCTATTACAAGGACTACTTCTTTACGCATGTCCTCTGGAAAATATGACAGAGTCACTTGATTGTTAGCTCTGCCTCTAGTTGGAATATAAATTATCATTATAGTATGTCCTCCTCATATTCACGGGGTTTATATCTGGAACGTGGTCTACCTTGACCTAAACGTGTCCTCTCATATTTATCAAACTCACATAGGCAATG